CGGGCACTGTGCTCACGAATTTTTGCAATAATTGTGTCTAGCCACGCTTCTTGATCAACAAACATGTTGAATCCTTTTGGACGTTGGCAGAATATTAAAATATGTTTGCCCGCAGTGCGCCACGATTTTAGTTCTGCGTTATGCCACTGACTATAAGTTGTCCACTTGTTGGTGTCTAGCTCCCCAAAAAAATACTGACCGGAGTTTGGATACACGCTGTCTAAGCTATAGCGATGCCACTCGTGTTCCTTACGAGCATAATGCAATATGTTGCTGTCAACAAAGATTGACGCGGTATTTTGTTCTTTGAGTGCGTTGATAATTTTTTTACGAAAGTTATCTTCTAATGTGTAGCCTAATACAAATCCAGCATTTAATGACTGACTAGGAAGTTGATTACTATGAAATTCAACCACTTTATCACCATTGGCTAACACACCTGTTTTAAAGTTATCCATTAGCATCACTTTGTTACTAAACTTAGCCGGGTTACTAATTGAATTGTAAAATATCCCTACTTTCATTCAACTACCCAGTCTGTAAATTTGGTCATACTAACATTGCCTTCTTCTGGCAATGTATTGCGGCCCATGAGATAGGTGTGTAAGTGTATAGGTGTAATAAATCGATTAATTGCATTGTCAGCTGGTGCCCAGTATGGGCGATAATATTTTACCAGGCCCCGGGCTGCCTCTGGTGTAATAGCGTACCCACTGGCCCCGGGCATACTAAAATTTATCCATTTTGCAATTTTAGGAACACCTGTTGGGTTTTCTAAATATGTTTTTTGAGGATCTCGCATATAAGAACTTTTACCTAAACTTAATACTAATACTCCATCAAAATCTACAGGTTCAAAATTTCTATAAAATTTAACATCGTCTTCAAAAATCATGATTGTTTCGTTTAGAGCAACGCACTTGCGCCACAAGGCATAATGACTATAAAAACACCCAATGACTCCAGGGCGACTTAATTTTGGAATATCTTCTTGTCCAACATATTGACGTCTATATATTTTATAATGAAATTCTTTTTTAAATTCTTCCCATAATTCGGGCTTAATGTATTCTTTAATTTCGTGCTCGCCTAACAGTTGATTCTTAATGCTGAAAGGATATAATACTTTGTTTGCTTTGGCGGCCATGATCACTGCCTCGTCTCCCCGTGTTCCTTCAAATAATTCTGCATTGTGCCCATATCCAAGCAATGTATCCAACATATAGGCACTGTGCTTTACACTGTGTTCGCGGTCTGGGAGGTAAATTATAAAGGCTTTCATGGTGAATAAATAATAGCAGTCGTTTATTTATAGTGAAGGAATACGGGGTGCAAGATACTTTTAAATCGTTGGGATTGGAATATAGAGAAAGCCGCAGGCATCCTGGATCATGGTTGTGGCCAAGCGAAGATATCTGGGCATGGAAATGGCTAAACAAAATAGGCCATTGGGACCTGCCGGTTCAGATTGCTGACTTGTGTGAACGTAAAAACTTGGTTGTCCAAGCTGGTGGCAACGCTGGACTTTACCCCAAACAGTATAGTCAACTATTTCAGTCAGTTGTAACATTAGAACCTGACTATAGAAACTTTACTTGTCTGTGTCGTAATGTTACTGAAGAAAATGTTGTAAAGTATCAAGCAGCTGTGGGAGACGTAGAATCAATGATTGAATTAGAAACCAACCCAAGATGGAATGAAACTAATACTGGCGCATTAAAAATAAAAGGGCACGGAGATATAAAACAGATTACAATTGATTCGTTGAATCTTGACCCAGACTTGATACATTTAGATGTAGAAGGATTTGAAGCATTTGCCTTGTTAGGCGCCCAGGCGACAATTGCCAGATCAAAGCCATTAATTGTATTAGAAACAAACGGCAGTGGCGATGAGTATGGATGGCCTCAAGAAAAAATTGATATTCTATTGCGTTCTTGGAATTACAAAATCCATGTTGCGTGGGATCACGATACAGTTTATAAATCGTTATGAGAACATTAAAAGAACTTAAACAAGAGTTTATTGAATTAAAAATTCATCCTACTGCTTGGTTAGGCGATAGTCCGAGCCGGTTTGATACTTACGCCGGCTATGCTCAACAAGTCGATCGTATTGTTGAGTTTGGAGTATATACAGGACTGAGCACTTGTGCGTGGTTAGCTGGTAATCCCAGGTATCTTCGCAGTTACGACATTACTGATGAAAACTTAACTGTATTACCCGAGCTAGAATATTATGCCAAAGAATACAATATAGATTTTGAATTTGCTATTGGTAACAGTCTTGAAATAGATATAGAGCCATGCGATCTACTGTTTATCGATACTGTGCATAAGCGACCACATTGTTTAGCCGAGCTTGAGCGTCATGCCACCCGAGTCAGTAGGTATATTGTATTGCATGATCCTAGTGAGTGGCCCGGTGTGTTTGAGGCTGTTATTATATTTTTACATAGTAATCGGCAATGGCATATAATTGAACACTGTAATCGTGGATCTGGCCTACTGGTGCTAGAACGTTACCGTGATTAATGTTGTTTGTGTTCTACGCAATGGTGGCAAGGTTGGTTATGATGCTACGTGGGTAGAAAAACTAAAAAATTCTGTTGCTAGGAATTTAACTCTTAACCACAGATTTGTGTGTTTAAGTGACGTTGATGTTCCGTGCGAACGAATACCGTTGATTAGCACCGGTGCCGGATTTTGGGCCAAGTTAGAATTATTTCGTCCAGGATTGTTCAACGGTCCTGTGTTGTATATTGATTTAGACACTGTTATTTGTGCCAACTTGGATGACATTGTTAACCGAATTAAAGATCAACCGTTTGTTATGTTGTTAGAAACAGATAAAAATGTAGTGTCCAGTGCTGTAATGTGGTGGCAAGGCGATCATTCTTATTTGTGGGATCAATATTTAAAAATTTCTTCAGAAGAAATAAAAGAACAGTATTCAAAAATGCCTAGGTATGGCGATCAAGCGTTTATAGAAGATTATGCCACTCATACACTACTTCAAGATCACATTCCAACAGAATGGGTAGGATGGTCTAGTCAACGAGAAATGCCTATAAATTCTAAAATATTAATTTTTAGAAAAGCTAGTCAAAAGCCCAGCACCATGTTAAATCACCCGTTAGTTCAACAACACTGGTATTAGTTTCTTTGTAGACAGTAATCAGTTAGTAAATGTTCACGGTGCCACTCTTCACTTTGTGGTGTATCAGCAAACTCGTGGAAGCTAGGTGTGCCCAAGGTGTAGTGTAATAACTTAGCATCTTTGTTGGGTCCAAACTCGTCTGGAAGCCAATTCCACTCCACAGGCAAGGCACCAATACGTTCATCATCGATCCAACTAAATCTATGTAGATATGCGCCAGTTGAGTTTTGTATAAAGTCTGGTGTAAGTCGACGATTAGGATGATTGGCACAGTTCCACAATATTACACTTGACCAATTCTTGCGTGGATAATCTTCGTTTTTAGAACCAAGATATTTTTCAGTCATTCGTGTTTTGTAATCATGTTTGACTACTATAACATCTTTACTATGATCTCGTAGATTCCACAGCTTGGTAATATCGTCACGCAAAATCATATCACCATCGATAAAAATAGCCCAACCAGTGTAACTCATTAAATGCGGAACCAAGAAACGACTGTATATAAACTGATTGCTTCCGTCTGTGTGTGTTTCGTTGTAGTCTTTGAGCAAGTTCAAAGACAAAGGAATAATAGCAACAGGCTGGCTGGCATGGCGAATAATACTGTTGGCACACACGTGATAGACCACAGCCTCGCGAGGATCGTAGCCAATGAAAATTGGAATTGGTGTCATTGGCGTTCAATGTCCTCTTCGACACAGCAATCACCGTATTGTATTTCAACAACTTTACATGGTTTGTTAAATGGGTTTGTCAGTTGGTGCCATAACGCAACAGGAACACTGTATTCTTCATGTTTGTTTAACGTTTGTGCTGGCAAATAATATCCACCAGTCATTGTGCTATTAACAACTGCGGTGCCTTCACTAACAATCCAGTATTCAGCACGATGTTGATGACGTTGCATTGATAAACTGCACCCAGGATTAACAGTGAGTTCTTTTACTTTCATTCCGGGCACTTCGTGTAGCACACGATAGTATCCCCAAGGACGTTCTGTCTTAGGAGCTTTCCATTCTTGTAAAATCCAGCTACTACTATTTGCTTTATCGAATCCACCAACCCCAAATGCAAAAGTTAAATTGTTGTCTTCGATATCCATTTCTGGAATATTTAAATGTGTGCGATCTCCACCATTGGCAAATACAATTTGATCTTCTGGATAGTGCGACCGAACTTGTTGTAATAAGTGGCAGGCTGTGTTATCTTCGTCATCAAACGTATACACCTCATCCACACTACTCAAGTTATTTAAAACACACAGTCGTTCTTGCCAAGGCATAAACGCTTGTCCTTTTTTACGAGTCAACCATTCATCGCTGTTGATGCCAACAATGAGCATGTCACCCAGTAACCTTGCTTCTTTGATTAATTTTATGTGTCCAGAATGAACAGGGTCAAACCCGCCCGACACTACTATTATTTTTTTCATATATCCATACTTATTAAACTACGGTCAAGCCACGGAATTACTAAATCTTGTTGTCTTAGTGCCCCGTGCTCGTATATACTTTTTGCCGCCCACTTAGATAAAAGATTAAGTTCAACTAACTTATGCCAATCAGTTTCTCGTAGATTTTGAGGAGGATGATTACTTTTATAAACTATAGCATGTATCCAGGGTTCTGTAAGCGTTTGTTTAAAAAACCCTGTTCCGCAATCCCAGCCTGCTGTGGCTAACATATACATAAGACTAACTATAGTATGATGATAATAGCACCCGTTGGGCAAGACATAAGAAAGTTGTCGACGATGTATTTGTTGAGTCACCGGCACGGTCAGAGACAGCAGCGCCCCTGGGCTAGCAATATGCCACCAATTACTTAAGGTTTGTAATGGGTTTCGTGCGTAGTGAAATGCATCATGGCACCATAATATATCAAATCCTTCTGTAGGGTGGTCAATTAAATCTTCAAAATTGTTTTGTTGATATGTAATATTTTCGTGGGCAACCGTTAAGTTATTGTTTATATCAACACCAACACATTTGATATTCAACGGTTCTGGGTCCGGGTTATCTGGATCATTAAAGGTGCGGGTGGCCCACCATAATAAATCTTCTCCAGTTCCACACCCAAGATCAACTACCGTGCGGATACTCTCCATGAATTCATCATAGACATATAATTGATTTAGCGTGTCAAGACTGTGATTATGACTATCACCTGGATGCGTAAACATTATACTTGTATATCTTCCATACCAGCGGCACGTAATCTTACAACATGTCCGAGCATAAAGTTTTTACTTTCCATGCCTTTAAGAATGCCCAGGTATCGATTGCGGAGCAATGCCACTTCGTTAATTAGTGTTTCAAATTCAATAACTTCATCTTCGCCGTCAACATACTTTTCAGCGTCTCGACTGGTCAATGCCCGGGCATAGCCTTCAAGATATTTTTGAAAATGTTTGCGTCGTATTTTGCGTAGTTGTATATTGAGGTAATTTAACACTGCTTCAACTTCTTGCAACTGGTTAAACCT